AAGTTTCGTAAGGTTCTGTTGACTTTTGTTTTTCTCTACTTTTTGGGACGAGGGGGTTTGGGGGGGGTTATCTAAAGATTTATTTATTAGAGGCTATTAGAGATGGTGCGCCTGACTGGAATCGAACCAGCGACATTGACTAGCGTTCAGTCTTAGCTGAACTTCAACTAACCACCCTCTAACCAGCTGAGGTACAGGCGCTTTAAACTTGAACTTGCCGGTAGTTCCGGATAGTTGTACTCTTGCTGTGGGATTCGGGGAAAGGCGCTAAGTGAAGAGTCCCACAATATACTCATTTGCTTGGGAGTAGTCTGCCCTGACAACCCCCATAGCTTGTGTGTAGGTTTTCACCTACGCCCTTATTTTACTGTTTTTAGTTCTACGATTGGGTCTTTCGGATTACCTACAAATTTATAATACTTTTCTATAGACTTGGCTTTAGTGGCTTTACCTAGAGGTGTATTGTAATACTTTTTATAGTAAGCCCAGATTGCGTCAACATCGTCTTTAGCTGGCAGTGCTTCCTTAACTCTAAGGTAATGAATTCTAGCCATAGCAGCAGCGTAATCGAGATCATAAATCATGCGGTCAGGTAGTGGAACTTGATTAATACCTAAGTTGTAACCTAGCGGATAAGTTAGGGCTGGTTTTCTAGCGATGTAGTTACGCCAGATATCATCATGCGTTAGTGGCTCCATTTGGAAAACTCCACACGCAGGGCCTTTGACTTGCTTTACATATTTACCCCCGTTTGATTCTACTGCGCAGGTAAACATTAGAAGCTCTTCGGCCTCGTCACTGTAATGTTTTATCATAGATAATGCTGGCTTTAGTATGTGTTCTCTAAACTGTTTTGAATCAAACATTCGCTATTAATCTCTCATAAACTATACTATTGTAATATAATTTTACAGGATAATACGCCTATGACAACTTCCAAATCGCGTACCCTAGCTAAAAAGATTTATGAAGGGATAAAGGATAAGTCCTATAGCCGATATAATGAAGAGGCGCATTGTGTAAGTGTTCTCGAAGTTATGAATAGTGAGCTACCTTTTTTAAGTGAATTTTGCAGAAAGAATAATATTGCTAGAGGTACGGCATGTAATTGGATTAAGAATAAGAAGATCTTTAAAAATTGCTACATGGTCGGATTAGAGTACGCATATTCTAATTGGATTCGTGAAGGTGAGGAAATGAAGGACAATGAAGAGTTCAATACTGGACATTGGAAGCATAAAGGTAAAGTTCTTTTCCAGATTGGAGAGAACAGACGCATTAGGTTAAATGTCAGGAAAGATGACACCCCATACGAGCAATATAAAACTATAATGGAATCGGCTGCCGATGGTGATTTTACAGCTACCGAATTAAAACAGGTAATGGAATCTGTCATGGTTGGAGCTAGAGCGTTTGAATCTGACGAGTTAGCCAAGCGCATAGATGAGATTGAATTAGACGTTGAAAAGGGGCAGCAGCATCATGAACAGGGTATCATCGCGGTTGAACAATTTAAGAAAGAGAATTAGTATTCCATATAGATTACAATATGTTGATAGAGTAGTAGAGCCAAAAGAATTTGAAGAAAAGGTTATTTATATTCATATAACAATATAAAGGATAAATGGTTATGAGTAGTTTCACTAAGTGGACAGGACAAGACGCAGCAAAACGCGCACAACAAGCATTGGAAAGAGATTTAGCGGAATCACATGCGCAACGAGAAGAGTTCAAAAAAGCAGAAGATACAGCCAACGCAGCTAAGACAGCTCAACAACAAAAGATCAATTCAAAGAGTGCTAACGCTGCTAGAAATTCTATGAGACGACCTGGATTTTTAGATTCTTCACAAGAAGGCATTTCTGACGTATTAGGATAAATATGAATTTAACTAAAGTAGATGATGGTAAATTACTTACTGAATTGACCGCCAGTTATAACAGTGCGAAAAGAGACGCTGATTTATGGGAGTCTATTTTAGAGGCTAGTTATCATTATGCAGTTCCGTTTAGAAATAGATTTTATTCACCTAAGCAGTTTCAAGGCGAGTTAAAAAATACACGATTGTATGACACTACTGCTGTAGAAGCTGCAAAGACATTCGTATCTAAAATTCATACTGCAATGACACCCCCTCAAGTTCAATGGGGATTCTTGCAGGTCAATAAATCTGAATTTGGAGACGCTCCACAATCACAAATTGACGATGCTCAAAGAAAAGTTGATGAGTATATGCGAGAGTTGTTTAGGTATATACATCGGTCAAATTTCGATACAGTAATCAATGAGTGTTATTTTGATTTATCTATTGGCACTTCTTGCTTAATCATAAATCAGCATACTGAAAAACAGCCGTTATTATTTACTTCGATACCAGCCGATAAACTAGCTATTGCTGAGGGCTTAGATGGTCGCGCTCACATATGGTTTAGAACTTGGGAAGATATCAAGGTTCGTGAATTAAAATCTCGTTGGAAGAAAGCTAGTAAGTCAGCGGATATGGAAAGTGCTTTGCTTAGTGATCCAAATGCTAAGGTAGCTAAGATTTATGAGGGTGTTCTTTACGATCCTAATCAAGCTAAGCCTTATACTTATGCTGTTTGGTGCGGAGATCATTTAATATTTGCTGAAGATTTAGATAGTAATCCAGCAATTGTATGGCGTTTTCAGAAAACTAATAATGAAGTTTGGGGGCGTGGCCCAGTAATGGAAGCATTACCTTCAATAATTTCATTACAAGAGATTGCTAGAATTGAATTAGCCTCTGCTAATCTAAATACTTTCAAGCCATACATGGGATTCTCTGATGGGGTATTCAACCCTTATACTTTTAAACTTGAACCATTCACAGTTATTCCTATTGCTCCTATCGGCACTGGTGGGCAATTGCCACTTGTACCCTTACCAGATTCATCTGCGCCTCAGTTCACACAGCTTGTCTCTTCAGACTTAAGAATGCAGATTAAGACATTAATGTTTGCTACTGACGGCTCAGAATCAGAATCAATACAGCCTCAAACAGCTACAGAGGTATCAATTAATCAGCAAAACTTAGCTCAAAAAATCGGGCCTTTGTTTAGCAGATTACAGTCTGAGTTTTTAGAGCCAGTTATTCAGCGTGTCTCTTATATCTTAGACAAGATGGGCATACTTCCAAAGCCAATGATTAATGGTAAAGAAGTTTCATTTGAATATAAATCACCACTAGCTTTGGCTCAAGGTCAGCAGCAAGTAGGCGTGTTCACTCAATTCACTCAATTATTGCAGGGTATTAGTGGGCCTGAGATGACTCAGATTTATTTAGATACTGAAGAAGTTCCTTGGTTACTAGCTGAGTTAATGCAAGTAGATGAAAGGTTCTTGAATAGCAGAGAAAAAGTGGCAGCAGGTTTAGAGAAACTTCAAGCTCAAGGTGAAGCGCAGCAAGAAGCCGAGGCACAAGAAGCAGCACAATCAGAGGCTCAATAATGGAAAAAAAAAAGAATGAGTTTATAGAGCCGGAGAATTATTGGGATGGTTATCAAGATAGCATTGATAAACAGGACGATAAAAAAGAGGGTTTAGCACTTGATGTATTGTGCTATGCCGTTTTCATGAAAGATGAGAATGGGAAAAAGTTGCTTGAACTATTCAATGAAAAATTCATTAATCCTTCATTGGTGCGTATTGGTTCAAACAACTATGAACAATCAATCACTTTTTTTGAAGGGTTTAAGCAAGCGTTTAGAACTATTAACGATTGCATTAAATCACATGAGCAACGAATCAAGGCGGATAATAAATAATGGATGAAACAGTAGAACCTCAAGAGCAAGCAGCACCAGAAAGGCCAGAATGGTTGCCTGAAAAATTTAAATCAGGTGAGGACATGGCCACTAGTTATAAGTACCTAGAGAACAAGCTAGGCACTGCCCCCAAGTCTTATGACATTTCTAAAGCAGATGGTTGGGTTAGCGCAGAAGATGACGATTTTAGAGCAATGTTAGATCTCGCTAAAGAGAAAAGTGTACCTCAAGAAGTCATTGATAAGATGCTTGATACCACTAGCCGTTATGCTAAAAATGAAGAAAACGATTTCAATAAAGAGATGGAAACACTCGGTGAAAATGTTGATGAACGACTAGATGTTTTAAAGAATTGGGCTAAGTCTAATTTAACTGAGGATTCTTTTTATGCTCTGACTGGCTCTATTAAAACAGCCGAGGGTATAAAAGCACTTGAGGAACTAAGAGGAATGAGTATGGATAATACAACTGTGATACCAACTGGCAAAGAGAGTTCATCTACTGCTGAATCAATTACTGAGATTACTGCTGACATGAGTAATAACATGGATAAATATAAGTCCGATCCTAAGTTCAGGAATGAGATTAGAGTCAGAATGGAAAAAGCACAGACTTCAGGCTATGTTGACAAAAGTTCTGCATAGACTATTCTATACACAACATGAAGGATAACTTGTTTACTTAGCCCGTTTCGGATAACTAAACACGACGCAAGCCCTTATTAGAGTTGAACAAACTTCAAATAAACTAATAGGGGAATGCAATGTCACAATCATTGACAGCAGTACAACAAATTGAATTTGATGCGATGGTGAAAGCCGAATACGCATCTAAAGGTTTCAGATTACGCGATTCTGTTCGTATGAAGCATGATGTAGTTGGTGCTAGTGTTGACTTCCGTAAGGTCGGTCAAATAGTATCCGTTGAAACTGCTTACCAACAATCTGTAACTCCACAAGATCCTAACTACTCTAAAGCTACAGCTACATTAGCTAAGTATACTACTCCTACAGCAGTAGATTCAGTTCAAGAGTTAACAGTAAACTTTGATAGTAAAATGGAAAATGCAATGCTTGTTGCTGATGCAATGGGTCGTCGTAGTGACCAAATTACAATTGATGCTTTAGTTGCTGACCCTGCTGAGACTATTGTTAATGGCGGCACGAATATGACTTACGCTAAGTATATTCAAGCTATTGAGTTCTTTGAAGACAACGCTGTTCCAATTCCTGAACGTTATATGGCAATGAGCGGTAACAACTTCCGTAAATTACTAGAAGCTCAAGAATTCACATCTACTTTCTACACAGCTAACCGTGTATTAGATAAAGGTATGATTCGTGAGTACTTAGGAATTAACATCGTAGTTATTCCAACAATGCTAGAAGGTGGTTTACCTAAAGCTGGTAACATTCGTACAGCACTTGCTTGGCATAAAATGTCTACAGGTATGGGTATTGGTCATAACTTCAGAACTGAAATTAACTATATCCCTGAGAAAACTTCATGGTTGGTTAATGGCATATTCTCTGCCGGTGCTGTGGTTGTTGATAATTTAGGCGTATTGGCCATTGCTTGCGATGAAAGCGCATAATTTATACTAATATAGTTTTATGCTTGTTTAGATACTGAATGGCGACTTTCATTAATTTGATGTCGTCATTAAAGAAACCGAGTGCAGAATTACAGGAAGCACAAAGGAATTCTCTGGCTTTGCCTGAATCATGGCAATGGTCTAAATACAAAGAGCGATTCTTTTTGGCTTTGCCTTTAAATTCTTGCTGAGGTTTTTTACAAATAGCACATAGGTTTTTTTGCTTTTTAAGCATGGTTTCTTGTTCTTGATGAGTAAGGCCGAATTTTCTTTTGTAAAGTTGTTTTTTACGAAGTGGCCATAGCTTTACATTTTGAGCATTAATCTTTGCTGGACAATAGTTTTTCTTTTTGTTTGCAGATGAGCATTGCCTGCACCTAAACTGATTACGTTGTTCGCTAAGGCATTGTAATCTTGTTAAAAGACCGTGTTTGGAGCAACGTTTAACGGCCCATACAGGAAGAACTTCTATATATTGTTTAACCTTATATTTAGTTCTTTCACGCATGTGTTCTAAGCAAATAACACGCTTTTGATAACGTAGGTTTTCACAGAATGGGGCTTTGCATTGATTTGTCATTTATACTCTCCAGTATACTCATGATAGAACAAAGCCAAGCTAGTGAGTGCCAGCTGTTCGGGTGCTACCCTAGACTTTGTGTATGCTATAGTAACATTAATCTAATAAATTTGGAGATATAGAAATGACTTTTGATAAAGATAACTGGGCTAGACAGTCCGATGCTATGAACACTGGTGGTATTACGGTTGATGCTGTTATTTATAACGCACCTGCTGTATTCACTTATCGTAGTGCTGGTGATAACTCAGCTACTATAGCTGGTGCAGATTACTTTGCTAACGCACGTTATGACTTAGCTGTTGGTGACATTATCGACGCTCAGGGTAGTGATACTCTAGCTAGATTAAGTGTTGCTGCTGTTAGTCGTACTGCTGGAACAATTACAACTACTATTCAATCTGTAACTACTGTTGCTAGTGACTCAATTACTTCAGCTAAGATGGATCCATTATTGCTTAAGTATGTTGCTGTTGCTGTGAGTGCTTCTGCATTTAACGGTATGTATGTAACACCGATTCAATTAGTTGCTGCTGGTGGTGCTGATACATTATTAGTTCTTGATAGAGTTCAACTATTAGAAACTTATAATTCTGCTGCATATGCTGCTGGTGGTGTCATAGCTGTTCAGTATGATAATACAGCTAATGGTGCTGGTGTAATCGCATCTACAACTTTAGCTGCTGCAACCTTCCAAGGTACAGTAAGTGAAGCATTTGCATTAAATGCTGGTGTTGTTGACCAACCATTCTCAACTGCTGTAAATAAAGGTTTATTCCTTTCTAACGTTACTCAAGCATTCACTACTGGTGATTCTGCTATGGTTGCGCATGTTTGGTATAAAGAAATTCCTAGCGTTTAATTGGTATTTCGAATTAGCACCTGCTTATGTGGGTGCTTTTTTATAGGGGTGTTGCATGAATTCTTTAGCTTCAAAAACAAGAATAATCAGTTTAGCTATAGGATTGATGGGTCATAAACCTATACAGTCATTAGAGAACGCTGATGATTTAGTAGTAAGTGCAGAACAAGCATTTGATTTATTATTACCTTCAGTACTATCTAAAATACCTTGGCGTTTTGCTACGCAGATTGCCCAGTTAAGTAAATTAAATATCCCACCAGTTTCTAAGGCTTGGAGTTATGTTTATTCATTGCCTGCTGGATGGTTAAAAACTATAAGAATGCATCCTCAGACTTACGCTTGGGACATATACGAGAATAAGCAGATGTACACAAATTTCAATGGTGAATGGTATATGGAATATGTATTTCAGCCAGACACACAATTGTTACCTGAAAGTTTTGTTGAATATTTTATATATGAGATCGCATGTTTTCTAGCGTTAAGCTCAGCACAAAGCACAGGTTACTATCAGATTTTAGAAGCTAAAAGGATTCAACTACAGGCATTTGCAAGTGCTTCTGACGCACAGAACCGACCACAAGGTTCACAAATTCTGTTCCCAGTATTAGCAAATAGAAACATAGCTACTTCAGAATATTCCTTTAATTAAAGGTGAGTCATGGCAATAACTTATTGGACACAAGACGTATTTTCGCAGGGTGAGTTATCGCCGTTAATGTATTCACGAGTTACAGTAACTCAATATTTTAATTCGATGAAGACCGCCAAAAACGTTTTTACTATCCCTCAAGGCGGAGCGACTAAAAGATTTGGTACGAAGTTTCTGAATCAGATCTTAGGTGAGACTGATTACAAAAATACTTTTTTTAAGTCTTGGCAATATTTAGATGAATGTACTTATATTGTTGTAGCACTGCCAGGATGTTTTGATTATTATCTTGAGGGAACACTTCAAGAAAGATTACCTGTTGTATTAGAAGCTGATGAGATTAGAGTATTTGATTATACAGTTTTAGATGCTCGCTTTAGAGTAACAACTGGATTGAGAAAGCCATTTGATATGGTTAGAACTAATTTTGATGCTAAGACTGTTAATGGTTTTACTGCAAGTACATTAACTGTTACTACTTCAGTTCTTGTTGTGGGCCGTGTTGCACCAATTGTATTTACTGGTGGTGTTGCGCCTCTTAGTGTGCCAGTTATAGTATTAGGAACTCAGTATTTTTCACGAGTAATAACGACAAATTCTTTTGCTGTATATGCCACCGCAGCAGATGCTAATGCTGATGTAAATAGAAACGCAATTACTAATGCTGGTACAACTGTTACAGCCACATTTGACTACACAGGAATAATATTAGGTTTTGCTCCTACTACTTTAACAATAGATTGTGAAATGTTGACGGTTGATGATGTTTCAGCAGTAACTTTTTTAACTCCTGTACCTACTTCATCGCCACAAATCAGATTATTAATAACTTATTTTTCAAGAGCTATAACATCTTCCTCAGTTGCAATTTATTTAACTGCTGAAGAAGCTGTTGCTGATGTTAATAGATATGATATTTCTGCTATAGGTGCTGTAGGTAAAATTGTATTTCAAAACAAATTCACATTAACAGACGTAGTATTTAGAAATGTACCAGTGTTTGATTTTGGTGAGGTTAATTATGATGGTCATAGCTTTAAACTAAGTGCTGCTACTGGTACTGCAACATTAACTTCTTCAGTTGTGGCAGGTTTTTTTGATAACTCCTACATTGGCGGTTCTTATGTTGGTAATGGCGGAGTAGGTAGAATTATATCTGTTGGCTCTGCAACTGTTTTAACTTTGTCGGTTCTAACTACATTTACAGATATTGCTATTCAATCAGGTAAGAATGTTGTGGTAACTAAACCTGCTTGGAGTGATGAAACTGCTGGTGTCGCTGGTTCAGCTAAAGGATGGCCAAAAAAATGCTCTTCATATCAATCAAGAGCTATTTTTGCGTCAACTGAGTTATTACCTAATGGAGTTTGGTTATCTGTTATTAATAACTATGCAGATTTTAATGATTTAGAAACAGATGATGATTCTGCTATTAGTTGGTATCCAACAAGTAATAATGTGAATGTTATTAAGTTTATTGTGCCTTACAGGTCACTAACAATTCACACTAATAGCGGTATTTATTCAACTCCTTTACTTCAAGATTCAGCGATAACACCTAAGAATTTTAGTTTGACTTTGCAAGATTCCACACCAGCCACAGTAGTTTCACCGCGTGCTATTGATAATCAGATTATTATTTTATCGGGTAACGATGCTCATACTATGACTTATGATGGTATGAATAATGCTTATACGTCTAATTTAATCTCGGTAGTTAATGAGCAAGTAATAAGAGATCCTATTGATGAGTCAGAGTTCAGAGATTTAAGTCAAGCTGGTTCTCGATATATGTTTGTAGTTAATAAAAGCGGAAGCTTAGCTATATACCAAACCATTATTGAGGAAAAAATTTCAGGTTGGACTACTTCAGTTTTAGAGCAATCATATGGCACAGCAAAATTTAGAGCTGTAACAAGTAATTTTGATGGTCGCTTATGGTTTATGAATGAAAGAGAACTGGCTTCTGCATCGGCTACTATTGCTATAACAGCTTTTAGTGGTAATGAAATGACTGCCACTGCTAGTAACTTTGAAGTTCAAACTGTCACAGCATTAAAATTTACAGTTGTTGGAGCTGCCTTTATTACAACACCTCAAATTACAACTAGTGTTTATTATTGGACTGTAGGTATAGATGCAAATACTTTTATAGCATATCTAACTCAAGCAGATGCGATAGCCTCAACTAATCCAATAGCTATTGAAGCTACTGCTACAATTGGCGGAACTACAGTTGAGCCTTGGCCATTAGTAACAAGACTTGAAGTTGAAGAGTTAGCAAGCAGTGGTGTAGTTGATGGAGCTGGAAATTATTCAGGTGCTTTAACAAGCACATTAACAAGTGCTGCTAGATTCAATGCTCAAGAAGTTAAGATTCAAGGCAAAGTAACTGGCCTAGAAGATAATGGTTATGGATTTGAAGCTATTGGTTTTGGTGATGAAATTCAGGTGGTGGCTCACGGCCTACCAGTTGATATAACTCAAGCTGAATATGGCTTTCCTATAGAAACTATTATTGAGCCAATGCCTTTAAGTATTTCAATGGGCAAGCAAATACAATCTAGTAATTTAGCTAAGCCTAAGCATATTAAGTACGCTTCATTTATGGTGAATGAGACTATAGGTGGTACTGTTAATAATGTGCCGATAGCAGTAAATAAATTTAATCAAGTTGGTTTTGGTGTTCCACCTACACCGATGACTGGCTTCTTTGAGTTTTCTGTAGCAAAAGGATGGGATGATTTCAATAATCCTACATTTACAATCAAGCACAATGAGCCATTTAACTTTAGGTTGCTTGGTATTTTCTATACTTTGGAGATCTAGTTATGGCAGCAGCAGCAGCAATGGTAGCAATTCAGATAGCCGGTACTATGATGAGTGTTTTTAAAGGCGCTAATCAGAGAAGCATAATGGAAGCCGGAAGAGCAGTTGAGCATGACCAACTACTTACTAACTTACAGATGTTAAACGCACAGTCCGCTCAGGAATCATTAGCAGAGATGAAACAGTTGCGTGAAAATATTGGCTCTCAGATTGCTATACAAGCAGCTAGAGGCACAGCAAGTGGCGCAGGTAGTGCCGCTTCATTACAAGCACGCTCTAAAGGTAAGTTTGGTGAGGACGAACAGTCAAGACGACTTAATTTATTAGCTAAACAATCAGCTCTTAAAGCAGCGGATTCTATGTCAGGCTTTAATACTTTAGCTGGTGAGACTAAGTTAGGCCAAGCTGTATCTGAAAAGATCTTTAATACGATCGGAACTAAATCAACCACTGACTACTTTTTTGGTGGCGCAAAGAAGGAAAGTAAGTAATGGCTGATAAATTACCTGAATTTGAAAATCAAGTTAAGTTACAACCAACTTTATTACCTCAAGGTATTGGTCAGGCAGCCGCAAAATTTGCTGCTTCTAATACCTTTCTTGGAGATTTAGGGGCTAAGATAGCTCAAACTTCCTCAAATGCAATTAATACTCAAATGGGTTATGAAGCTGGGCTTAATCCTGATGGCTCAAATTTCATACCTATTACTGATGCTGATAAAGTTTGGAAGGAGTCCTATGATTCAGCTTCTTCAATGAAGCTAAGTTCTGATTTTCAACAATTATCTTTAAAAGCTCAGGCTGAAGTAAATAAATTAGATAAGATTACTGATGAATCTCAAGCAATTTATTTGCAAACTATGACACAGGGCATGGAAGAAAATCTTAATCTTGCTCCTGCTAGTATACGTGGAAAGTTGAAACAAAATTATGAAAGTCACTTAGCCTTAAGTGTATCTAATATTGAAAATAAAAAGATTGAGCAAGACAAAGCACAAGCTAAGTCTCAAACTATTGCAGATAATAGAGGCATAACAACAGAAATTTATGATCAAGGCTATAGTGGTCATCCTGAAACTTCCATAAGACTTAACAATGAATCCCTAACTAATACTGATAACTTAGTTAAGACTGGTGGTTTAACGCCAGTTCAAAAAGAAACTATAGATTCGGGCAATAGAATTAGTATGTGGTCAGGAATTTTTGGAGGCAAAGCTGAATCTGCTAGGGTACAAGAAAGAAGTGGATTAGTTGAAGATAGAGATTCTTTAGGAAGATATTTGGATTCTTTGCAAGGCACAATGGATGGTTTGAAAATTCCACCACAGGAACAGCAAGCAATAACATCTAATGTCATGTCTAGCTTGAAGAATACTCTTCTAGCTAAAGAGCGTGAAGATACTTCTAAAGGTTTAACGTTCACTCAAAATTCAGTTAAGGGTTTGACATTACCGACAGACATTGCAGAAAACTATGAGAATATGCCTACAGTAAAAGCGCAGGCATTAGAGATCGCGGATAGTAAAAGAAGAAATTCAACTAATTCTTCAGCTCAGAGGATACAGAATTTAGTAGCTAATCCAACTAGCCAAGCTGCCTACTTAAACGCATCTACAACTCAACAGAACCAAGCATTTAATCTTAGTGTTTCTAATCGTATGCAATCTGATGGCATTAGTCTTGAAGAAGCAAGAATACAGATGGGCGGAGATTTTTCTGGGCCAGTTAAAATAAATATAGATACGATTAATTCAGATGCTCATCAAAAAGATTCTTCTTCAATACAAAAAGCCATTACTGTTTATGATGGTATACAAAAAATAAATAAGAATAATACCGTTGGAGTAACACAAGATACTATTGAGCGTATGGAATCTTACAAAGCTAATTCTTATGTAAGTAGCAATCCTCAACTTGCTGCAAATCAGGTATATGAAGATTTTGATTTTAAAAGTAAAGATCAACAGGAAGCAGTTAATAAAGGTTGGCGTGCTGCTTTAGCTAAAAATATTGGCAGCACTATCAAAGAGCAAAATAGTGCTACAGAGAAAGCTATGAATGATGCTACGGGTAAAACCGTAATGAACATTGATTTTATGAGAGATGAGTTTCTTAAAGCTACTAAAACTGCATGGAGTCATAATAATATGAACTTTACAGCAGCGTGGAATGCAGCGTCTCAAAAAATGAAACAAACTACAGGCTTTGATACTACGTGGTCTGGAACTAGTAATTTCCCTGATAATCTATTTAGACAGAAAGGCATAATTACTAATCGACCTATACAAGATGCTTTTGGTGTAGGCCCTCATAACCCCGGATTAATGCAAACATTTATTGTTTCTCATGCTAAAAATATCTTTGATAATTTTAATTCAATAAGTGATACAACAAAATTTAGAATGATTAAACGTAAAACAAATCTTGAAGAAGCAGGGATTATAAAAGAAAATTTAGATCTTAATCCGTTTTTTCCAATGGACTCACCTGCAAAGGATAGGCAGTTTAATCGAGAAGAAGAGCAAACGAAGTATGATCACTTTTTGCATGGTCAAAATATTGAGTTTGATATAATTGATAAAAATCAAGTTAGGTCTAGGCATACGATTTATCTTGTTGCTGATGATACAATATCTGAAAGAAAAGATGGAACTATTAAAGGTTGGAACTTGTGGACTATGGATAGCAAAGGGGCTTCCACCTCGTTATCTAGTTTACTTGGGAAAATAGACGCTCCATCTTTACAACTTAATAAAAAAGATGTTTGGGGTAGATATATTAAACATGTAGGCACAGGTACACCTTCTGAAAAAGCTGGTCAGTATATTGATAGAAGCTCACCGGAAAACTTTGAAGGGAACCCTTTTAAAACTACTACTGATATAGCTACCGCGTTAATGAAATTTAGACACTTCCTTAGCTTGGACTAATATGACTCAACAAAAACATGAATTAAATAAAGATGCTTCAAAGTGGGTTAGTTATGTTATTGACAAAACTGGCCTTAATGAAAAACAAGCATTAGCTTTAATGGGCAATCTGTCTATGGAGTCTTTAGGGCTTCATAATACACAAGAGTTAGACCCAACTGTAAAAGGTTCTAAAGGTGGGACTGGTTGGGGACAATGGACAGGGCCAAGACGCAAACAGTTTGAAGCATTTGTTGATAAAAATAATCTTGATATAAATTCTGATGAAGCCAATGCTAAATTTTTAGTTAATGATTTAAAAAATACAGATGGGAAAAGTACAGTTCCTAATTTTTTGAATTCCTTGAAAAAAACTTCAACAACAGATGAAGCTAACAATCTTACTGTAAATCAATATCTTTTCCCTAAAAACAGAGATACATTAGATACTAGAAAAGGGTTTATAAATGAATTATCAGATGTTTTTAATTCAAGTAAGAATCAATTTCAAGAAGATAAATATGAACCATCTTTTAAATTACCTGATGTTGTTCAACCTGACTTAACTGACACACCTCAAGAACCAGTAGAAGCACCATCTTATGAGCCTACACAAGAAATAAAACAACCTGAGATTCCTTTAGAACAACAGCAAGAAGCTCAAAATGATCTTCAAGAAGATGTTATAGGTTATACAGATGAGAACGCCATTAAGTTAGGTGGTGAGGCATGGGAACAATTCTATACGCAAACTGGTAATGTTGGTTTAAAAAAGCCTTTAACAACTCAAGATTTTAATGACTCATCTAAAGCCTACGGGCCTAATACAGTCCAAACAAGCAGTACTCTGCCTCACATTGTTGATGTTAATAAAAAGCATGAGTTATCTGATAATAGCTGGAGTGTAAAAGGTGCGCCTGATGCTCCTGAAGTGGGACTAGGTATTTTCTCTACAGCTTTAGAAACTATAAAAAGAAATTCTTTTGTTGGAAATATTGCTCAAGAACAAAGTTTCCGTAATGCTGTACTTGATGATAGTGGTGACGAAGCTCCGGCTGGCTGGACTTGGAAAACTGATTTAGAACCTATATTAGAAGCTACCCCTAGTGAGTATTGGAATAGATTTTTATATGCTAAAAATCCACGCCAAAGAGAAAATATTATTAATTGGATTCATGATCAAGAAGTTAAAAATGAACAGTATGATAATGGTAGTTATATAGGTGCTTTTGGTGGGGCTGTAATAAGTGGTTTATCACCTGAGATCTTATATCCTCTTGGCATGGCTATGAAGTCAGCTAAAATGTCTACAACAGCTCTTCATTTTAATCTAGCGGCTTCTACCGGAATTGCTATGTCAGCCATATCCCATAACTATTTAATGCAGACCACGGTCGCTACAGGGAACCTATCTGATTTTGCATACGATACTTTTATAGATACAACCGCTGGCTTGTTGTTTGTTGGTGCTAGTAATGTTCCAAGACTAGCTAAAACTTTGGGAGATAAACTTGATGGATGGTCAATCAATGCTAGGAAACAAGCAAAGTATGGCAGCCAAGGTATAACACCTAAGTTTAAATTACTTGAAAATGGCACGATTGATACTAAAAATCCTTATGTTGCTGACGTAGCTGGGGCCGATAATTCAACTCAAAGTGTTGGTGCTGCTGAAGTTGCAGAGGCGCATGAGTTTTATCAATCTGGATTATCTGAAGAAGGTTTATTTAAATGGATTGGTTTTAGGAATATAGCTAAATGGATATCACCACAGTTCAAAGGTTTAAATAGTGGTAACTCAGTAGTTAATTTCATTACATTAAGAACTGATGATACGGTTATTAAAACTATTGGTAATAAAGATATTCAAGCTAACCCAATAAATTTTTTATCTAGGTTTGCATACTACAATGATAAAACCTCTCAGGCTGCTGGCCAATTATTATCTTTGTTTTATGAAGCAAATGGTATGGGTGCTGGTCAGAATAATGGTGATGCTTTAAGAAGAGCCGCTACAAGATTATCATCGGGCTTAGATATGGATTGGGATGCTTTCGGTGAAGAAGTGATACTAGCAACTATTAACGGTTTGGCTCACTCTAATCCTAAAGTTAATGAAGCAGCAGCTCTATTTTTTAATGAGCAGCTAGAAACCTTTACTAGATTCGGTAAGATCTTTAATTACCCTACGAATGAAGCATTTGTTAAGACTGCTAATCAATATGCAAACATTGTTTATGACAGACATGAATTAAAAAAACGTCCTAAAGATTTCAGGGATATGAGTATTGCTTCACAGATAGAAAGAAATAAATTAATCAATGTTCACATGAATCCTATTAATGAAATGGTTGAACATCTTGCTTCATTGAAAGATCTTAAAGCTGAGCGAGAACTTGATATAGCTTTAACTCCTGATGAGCTTGCTGCTGTAGATACTAAGATTAAAACTAAAGAGACTTTATTTAAAATAGCTGAGTCGCCTGAAGATAAGGCAGCTATTAAAGCTGAGATTCTTGAGTTGAAAAAAAGCAGGCGCAGAAAAGGGGTGTTCTCTTTAGCTGATAGAGGTGAAATGGACTTCGATATTGAAGTTGCAAAAGCTAATCTATTAAATGAGAGAAGAAAAGTTGCTGATTTAGCAAGAAGCACTCCTGAAACTACTATGGCTATTGAAAACTTTGACGGTGTATCTGGTGAAGATTCGTTAGCTATTCAAGGCATTTTAGAACCTAAAAAGAAAGCTGAAGCTGAGCATTCTAAAAAGAAACGAAAAGTTGCTCTATCTGAAAATGCTGAAAAGAAGATTAAAAAAGAAATTGTTGCGTTAAAAAAGAAGAGAGCATTAGTAAATGAAGAAACTTATGTCTCAACTGATAAAAATAAATCAAGACGAGATCGTAAGCATAAAATATTTAATGAAAAATTAAATGCTAAAAAAGAAGCTTTGAATAAAGAGATTCAAAAAGCAGAAGAAGCTTTAGTTAAAAACAATGCTAAAAAAGATATTGCTTTAAGTGAGGCACAAGAAACTGAGCGAAAAGTTTTAGAAGAGCAACATAAAATTAATGTAGCAATTGATTCTAATCAATATCACCAAAAGTTAACTCGATGGATTGGTGAGCCGGATAAACCATTTGCTAAACGAGTATTACGTGACCCTAACAATCTTTATAAGTTCCATAAGCCTTATGCTGCAAACGAAATGGATAGCAATGCTAGATCTTATTTAGAAGCGATACTAGGTACTTCTGATGGAGATATTACAGCAGATATAATGGGTAGCTTATCTGGTATGTCTAGTGAAAACTCATTGAGTAGCCGTACACATATGATTGCTCATAATGAATTAATTAAAAATAAATTCGTTGAAACTGACCCTGTGAAATTGCTTAAACTTTATAATGGCAGACTTAATCGACTTGTTGCTATGAAAGAAGCTTATGGAATGGTTGAGCCTGATGGAAATATTAGACAGTTAATAACTAAATTCACTAAAGAAAATAATGCCAAAAGAGCTAAAATTGAAGAGATTGAAAATAAAGATGAAAGAGAAAAGGCTAGTTTAGCTTTAGAAAAAGCTATTGATGATGATACACAATTCCTAAAAAACGTAATGTTTAGAGTTACAGGTAAATCACATGGCACTCCTAAGCAAAAAGAAATGACTAAAGCAGCTAGAAATATTGCGTCATTCATTATGTTAGGCAGTGTTCCTTTATCTATGATTACCGATCCTATGTTTGCTATGTTGAAAAATGGTGTATGGCCAACAATTTCTAATTCAATTCATCCTTTTTTATCAGAACTTTCAAGAGGTGATAATTCAAATAAAGAGTTTGCTCACTTCTTAGGTCTGGCAATGGAAGGTGAGGCACACAATCTTTCTAGTAGATGGTTTGATGGAATAAATTCAGGTGACTTAACTAAGACTGGAGTTATATCTAGTGCTTTAGAGAAAGCCGCAAGACTTACTTCAAAACTTGCGCTAACAAATGCAATAAATAATGCGCAAGAAAGAATTTTAGCAATGACTAATGACGCAGCTTTCTTAAAAAGTTTACAGCTTTATAAAGAAGGTAAGCTTAGTAAAGGTCGAACTCAAGCCCTTTTACAGTATGGTATCGAGCTTGATAAGATGGGTGATAGAATTCTTGCTCAGTTTGAAAAGTATGGAGATGGTCGCAATAGTCAAGCTCATTTATGGACTGATAAAGAAGCACAAAGAGTTTGGACTGATGCTATACGTTCTTCAGTTCGTGATATATTAATTAAAAAAGATCTTCTTACTAATCCTTTTTGGACTGATACTCAGATCGGAAGTTTAGTATCATTATTTAAGTCATGGTCTTTTACTGCATTTGCTAGGTTTACAATTCCTCTTATGCAATCACCTGACGTTGATAAAATTATAGGTTCAATTCTAGCCATAGGAATTGGATCTTTAGTAGCTCCATTAAGAAGACTTTCAAGAGGTGATGACGCATTTAAAGATGATAACTCTATGTTTGTTGATGGCGTTGTCGATGGCGGAGTAGGTAGCATATTTAGTGATATTATAAATCTTGCAAACTCACTAACTGGTAATAGATTGTTAGGTGGATTTGTTGGAGATAAATATAGACAAGTTAATTTTGCTTCTGCAATAGCAGGCCCTTTTGGTAATGTTGGTGGTTCTATTTTTGACTTGATAGGCAAGGCAATGGAAGGTAAATACGGCGAGAAAGAAGCTAAAAAAACCGCAAGACTATTGCCATTCTTAAGTTTCTGGTACGACAAACAAGTAGTAGATAAAATTATAGAACATCAATTTAAAGGATAAATATGAGTACGATAATTAATGATATTGCCCCACGGAATCAGTTTATTGCAACCAATCTTCAAACTGTTTTTGATGCTTCTTTTACTGCTGATATAGCTAGTGATGTAACAGTTTATGCTAGAGCTACTGGCGTTGCTGCTGATGATATCGCCCAGGTGATTGCTGCGGTAGATTATACAATTACTTTTATTGGTGCTGAGAGAATAGTTAGAGTAACTTTTACCGTTGGTAGAACAACTGCCGATATAGTTACAGTTTCTCGTGAGACTCCTACAGATAGGATGAACTTGTATACTAATACAAACTTCACTCCAGCAATGTTAAATCAAGACTTTGAAGTTACGACTTTGACTCAACAACAAAATAAATTATTTAGAGATAAGATCGGGCCTCAGTATAATGTTTCAGCTAGTTTAGGTTTAGAAAATATAGCAACTTACCTGAATGTGACTGAAGCTACTGATTTAATTTTACCATATCTTGCCGCTGACCAGCTTTGGGCTAAGAATACTGATGCTTCATCTATTGTAGCTATTGATGTGCCTGCTGGTGGTATCGGGCCTAGAGATGCTACGTTTATTACTCAGACACCAAGCTCTGACTTAGATAATGAGCAAGCTCTTTCAGCTTTATCTACTGGCTTTATGAGTTCCACTACAGCTACAGGTGTAGTTGCTACTAGAACTTTAACAGGAACAGGCAATCAGATAGATGTTACTAATGGTAATGGTGGTGGCGACCCAGTGTTTTCACTGTCAGCTACACTTGATACCCCTGGAACTTTTACAGTTGGAACTACTCATGTAGTTAGCGCAATTATAAATGATTCGACTCAAGCTACAGCTTTAGCAACGAATCTTTCTAGCGCTTTAGCAATGAAAACTTATGTTGATGGTTTAGTTGCGGTCTTAGCTGTAGGTGGTTCTAATAATGAAATACAATATAATAATGCTGGCTCATTCGGTGGGGTGACTGGAGCTAACAGCGCAACCTTAGTAACTACATCGGCTGGTGTTCCGGTGATGACAGCTAGCATGACAAATGGTCAGGTATTGATTGGTTCAACTGGAGCTACCCCTGTGCCAGCTACTTTAACTGCTGGTGCTGGCATTAGTATTGCAGAATCAGCGGGTGGTATTACAATTGCTGGTACTGGTTCAGGTATTGGTTGGACGGAGGTTACAGGAACAACACAAGCAGGCGCAGCCGATTCAGGATATGTTATAAACAATGCTGGCGTCGTTACGGTTACTTTGCCTGCAACAGCGGCTTTTGGCACTATAATTAGTATTGTTGGTAAAGGTGCTGGCGGCTGGAAAATTGATCATGGAACTGGCCAAAATATTCAAGTCGGAGCTTCTTCAACTACCCCGACAACTGGCTCTGTAGCTTCCACTAATCAGTTTGATTCAATTGATTTGATTTGCACTACTGCTGATACTACATGGACTACGCAATCAGGCTTCATTGGCTCACTAACTATTGTATAAGGAATAATCATGGCTACGAACGACAGTTTAAATAATTCACTTGCAGGACAGACCGGCACGGGAACTTATGCGGGTAGCAATGCTCCTACTTTTGTAGGGCCTTTGCTTGGAACTCCTGCATCGGGTGTATTAACAAATACAACCGGCTTACCAATTAGCACAGGTGTTAGCGGGTTAGGAACCAACGTGGCTACTTTTCTTGCCACACCGTCAAGCTCAAATTTGGCAGCAGCTTTAACAGACGAGACAGGTACGGGCGCAGCAGTTTTTGCTAATACCCCTGCATTAGTAACGCCAGTATTAGGAGCCGCTACAGGCACTAGCATTAACCTTGGTAGCTCAACAACAATAACTAGCTTTATAGATGACGATACGTTCGCAACTGCAAGCGCAACGGCTGGCGCAACGTCTGAATCAATTGCAGCTTACGTTAACGCTCAAATAACTGCTGCTGATGTTGGTTCGTGGATTTTAATAAGCACTGGTACTGCTAGCTCATCTGCAACTATAGATTTTACTGGTTTAAGTTCAACTTACATTGCTTACAAAGTAATTTTAACTGGAGTTTTACCAGCTACTAGCGCAACTGTTTTGTGGTTTAGAACAAGCACAGATAATGGTTCAACTTATTATGCTGCCGCTGGTGATTATTCCTGGACTAATACAACCCATGTTCCTGGCTCAGCAGTTGTAACGTTGGCTAGCGCATCCGATACTGAGATAGAATTAAATAATACAACCGACACACAATTAAACACAACAGGTAACGAGCTTTCTATGGAGCTTACTTTGTTCTCACCAAGTACCACAGATCAAACTAAATGCAACTGGTATGGACACGGATTTAATACAAGTGGTATAGGTTTCTCAATCATCGGAGCTGGAGTAACTAGGTATCAAACTGATATAGACGCAATCAGATTTATGTTTAGCAGCGGCAATATAGCAACGGGTGTATTTAAACTTTACGGGATAAAAGCAACATGAGTCTATTTAAAGAGGTTAACGGTAAACGAGTTCAGTTATCAGCCGAGGAAGAAAGCAATACGCTCAAAGAGTGGGAATCTAACAAGCCTGATATAGAGCAGGATAATTTAAAAAGTTACTCTATGGCTGTTACATTACATATAAATGAAATCGCTATTGCACGCGGCTATGATTCTGCTTTGTCAGTTGTGTCGTATGCAGGAAGTAAAAAACTAAAATGGAAAGGCGAGGCTGTAGTATTCAATGACTGGCGCGATGACTGTTGGCAATATTCTTACGACGAATTCGAAAAGATGGAAGCCGGAACAAGAACGTGGCCTACACCTAAAGATTTTATTTTAGAATTACCTGTAATTGCTTGGCCAATATAAGGGGTTATTATGAATAAATCAAAAGGATTTGCACCACTGATTGCCCTTGCTGTTATAGCTGGGGCGTTTGTTGTTGGTTTAATTTTTCAGAAAGCGACTAAAATAATTGATCACCCGTTAGAACAAATTAGTGAGAAAGCTTTAGAAGCTCATGGTATTGAAATAGACTTCTCAGAAGATAAAAAAAATAAACTTAAAGGGAAGTAATGACTAAGATCTATAAAGTGGGTACAGAGCTTACGGACCAGCGTAATTTGGTCAAATGGTTTCGATTGGCTCATGAAAAGTATTCAAAGCATCTTTTGCGAATCGGTAACGAGGGCAAGAAGACTGTAATTGGTCATAAAGTTGCAGCTCAGACCGGATTAGTAAAAGGTGCTTCGGACTTATTCCTTGCACTTCCAAGCAACGGTTACGGGGGGCTTTGGATTGAGTTAAAAAGAAAGGATGCTAAGATTACCCCTAGCAATAAAGAGCACTTTGATAGGCAGATTTCTTTTCTAGCTGCTATGAAAAGTGTAGGCTACGAAGGCTATATGTGCTTTGGATTTGATGAGGCTAAGAAGGTAATTGAAACCTACCTTAAGCCAATTGAAGAGAGTAGAATAGTGCTTGCAAGATAAATTAAGCCAGCGTCCGTGCGGGACATTGCTGGCTCACAACACGAGAGAATTATATGTCAATTAGAAAATCTATTCCACCAATTATTAATGGTTTTAAACTTATTGAAGATTTAGGTATTACATCTGATTTAGGGTGGCGAACCAGAACTTTATTGATGGAGTGTAAAAAATGTGGCAAGCCTTTTAAAATAGGCTGGGCTAATATGAGAAGTCAAAAGGTTGGCTGCTCTAGGCAGTGTGCTTTTGGTGTGGCAGCAAATAAGAGGCTGCAAAAACTATATGCAAGTATAATTGAAAGAACTGAAAAGAAAACACATGTTAGCTATGAAAAATATGGCGCCGCAGGAATTAAACTTTGCACAGAATGGCGTGAAGATTCTAGTGTTTTTTATAAATGGTGTTTAGGCAACGGGTACTCGGACAGCCTTACATTAGATAGAATAGATAACTCAAAAGGTTATTCTCCTGATAATTGCCGGTGGACTACCAAGTCAGTTCAATCTCAAAACTCTAGTCAATCAAAATTAAATAATGAAAAAGTCTTGGAAATTCGAGAGCTTCTTAAAACAATTTCAGTAAAGGTTATATGTCATTTGCATGGGGTCAGTAAAAATATTATCTATGGAATAAAAAAAGGAACTAGGTGGAATAATGTATATTCAGATACCGACGGGCGGCCTCACTCTTTACCCTTGGCAAAATGAAGTATTTAAAGCCGTAAGAGAAAACAAGAACGGCTTTGTTTGCGTGCACAGAAGAGCAGGGAAAGATGTCACCTCGATGCAGATATGGTTAATGAGAGCCTTGCAAAGAGTGGGAACACATTTATATCTTTTTCCTCAGCAAAACCAAGCTAGAAAAGTGGTGTGGGAGGGGATGATGTTCTCAGGGCAGCGTTTCATTAGCCTAATTCCAGAGAGCTTAATTGTAAAAAAGAATGATGCCAGAATGACAATAACACTTATTAACGGCTCAGTCTTAATACTCGGAGGCTCTAATAATATATCGGCTTTTATTGGCTCGAATCCGGTAACTATAATTTATTCGGAATTTGCACTGCAACATCCTCAGGTGCGTCAATTTCTTAATCCCATCCTAGTTCAGAACGGCGGAAAAGAGTTCATACAAAGTACACCTAGAGGATTAAATCACATGCATGAGCTATTTATGCTCATACAAAATAATCCAGAATATCACGTAAGGGTTTTAAGCGTAGACGATACCACCGACAACCAAGGTAATAGAATTATCTCAGAAACACAGATTGAAGAGTCTAGGGCTATGGGTATGAGTGAGGAAAAAATTCAACAGGAGTGGTATTGCAACTGGCATATAGGTAATCAGGGTTCTTACTACACGACAGAGATTTACGATCTTGAATTACGTGGTGGGCTCAGAGCAATTACGCCCGCAAATAATGTTCCTTTGCAGCTAGCTTGTGATTTAGGTGGCGTTGATAGTACGTGCTTCATACTATTTCAAGTGATTGGTAAAGATATTAATATCCTAAAGGTGATCGTAGATAGCGGTAAAGGCATGAAATACTACCTCGATGAAGCAGAAGAATATCGCAGAACTATAGGCTGTCCGTGGGGTAATAAGTTCGCTCCGCATGATATCGCACAACGATCGCAAGACTGGGCTAACGCTGAGTCAAGATTATTACAAGCTCGTAAAGCTGGCTGGCATTTTATTATGACACCTAAGCTTGATGTTGTTGATGGTATAGAAGCTGCTAAGTTTGCACTGAGATTCACAAATATAAATGTGCCTGAGTGTGACCAATTAGTCAGAGCCTTAAGAGAGTACCAAAGGTCTTTTGATGAGATTAAGCAAATGTATGCGCCTAAACCACTTCATAACTGGGCTAGTCATTACGCAGATGCTTTTAGATATCTAGCGATTAATTACAATAGGCTTTATAACATTGAGGCTAGGACGATTAGCTATAGTTCTAGTTTATAGTGGTGGAGGCCGCTGCCGTTGGTGTGTCGACACCGGATTCCATAGAGTTTGTACGCCAATAGTATAACACACTTCTTAATTTCTTTAATAACATTTAATACCCTGTATGCTTGTTTCTAGCTAGATTTGGCTACCCATTAACCTCAAGGACTGACAACAATGAGCAACACATCTATACCTAATTTATTAACGGTTCAGCAATTTATCGCCAAACATTCAGCTTTTAGACTTGGCGGAATTAGAAAAAGAATATTCGATCGAGCTACAAATGGTTTCGACGACTACAAAGTAATTTATAAAGATGGAAGCAGAGTTTTAATTGAAGAAGATAATTTTTTTTCTTGGCTAAAAAATAGAAATGAAATAATAGATAAGATTCATTCTACTAGAAGATGCTTCAAAAAAGTCAAGGAAATTGACCGGCTAATGTCGCTCGCTAACTTTAATGATAACACCACATTTGAAGATTATGATACTGGATATGCCTCGCGAAGCTATATGTCGTAAGGGCTGGCAGAGGGGGAAAGATAGCGGTTAAAAAATAACTGCATAGTTCCCCCCTGCTACTTAACCCGAAATATCCAACCCCTTAACCCGAATTCCCCAAGGGGTGCGGTTACTGGCTCTACACAAAAACAACTGTT